CCAATCGCCGAGCGGGTTGATAACCGCATCGGGGTATAGTTCTTCCAGGGCGGATGTAGGCGCATTGCTTTGACAGATGATGAGCCGCTTGCCGTCCAGAATGTATTTTCCGTCCGAGGGATACTTCGCAAAGATCGTCCGCGCGATGTCCGCAAGTTTCATCTGCTCTTCCGTCACGGGTACACCCTTAAAGATGCCGTTATCGCCGCAACGAACCTTGTCCGCTTGATTTACAGCAAGGTGTATGTCCTGCGCCACTCCACGGTAATCTACTTTGAGCTTGCCTGCAATACGCCTGACTGCCGCCTTGACCTGGGCGCGGTCCAGCGATGTAGATGTCTCTGCGATGATATGGCATACACCATGCCCGATAAGCACTTCCACCGCGATCTTCGGATCATCGGCGTTAGCGTATGCGAGATCGACAAGCGCACCCGCGATCCGGTCTGCGAGCTTGTCTGGATGACAAGGATTTACTTTTTCAAACATTGTATTCCTCCTATTTCCGTCTGGAAGCGAGTAGCCGCTCCATCATATCGTCATGCGGACTGCCGCCGAAATCCACGGCGCAGTTCTCTTTCACGATCTGGTAAATTTGCATCCATGCCTGGTTCGCCTGCTTGGTGAACTGAATGAGCATGGACACATACGGGCTGGATATCGCGTTACCCGTTGTGGGGTGCTTGGCGAGAAAGCCGTACTCGGACAGAGCCTCCTCGCATTGAATCTGCCTTGCCACCGCCATTGCGTACTGGTTGATGAGCTGCGTGTTCACAAACTCCGCGCAACCGAACTTTTTGAGCCACAGATAGGTTTCGTTGAATACCTCCTCCGCGAGCAGTTCCTTGCCGTTCTTTTGCGCGGCTTTGAGGTATTCCTTCACGGGCGGCACGTCCGCGCCTTCCAGCTCCACGGGCTGGGGCAAAATTAAAGCTCCGTCTGCGGAGCCTTCGTTGATTTTTTGATGTAATGCTTTTGGTTTTTTACCAGCACCCACTCTCGCGCCGCCGCGCATAGTGCCGTCTTTTGCCATAGTTTATCCCTCATTTCAAAATCGGTTATTATTTCTTACGCTTTGGGGGTTAATACCACGTTTGAAAAGCGATTTTTGCACACGGCACCCCAGGCCCGCTGACAAGGTCCCGCGCTGTAGAGATTTCGATACCCCCACCCTTTTCAACGCCGCTTGCCCCACCTATCACCCATTTCTGCCGTGATCCGGCTGTGGCAAGACTTGCAGAGCGACATCAAGTTCGCATCGTCATGAGTGCCGCCCTTGCCGAGCGGGAGCTTGTGATGCACTTCCGTCGCCGCCGTCACCCGCCCCGCCGCCAGGCATTCCTCGCACAGAGGGTGCGCCTTGATGTAGCGGTTACGGATCTTACGCCATCCCCCGCCATAGCGGACAGACGTATCGTATGGGCGTTCGTACTTGTTGTACCGCTCGTTCATGAGCCGTTGGTGTTCCTCGCAATACTGTCCGTCCGTAAGTCGCGGACAGCCGGGGAAACGGCACGGCTTTTTCGGTTTCCTGGGCATTCTTCCCCCTCGCAAAGAAAAAAGGCTCCGAGCCGTGCGCTCAAAGCCTTGCTGATTATTTTTTGACAAGTATATCATACCACACAATGGCTTGTTCCATCAAGTCCCGTTATGTTCCATTTAGTCCCATTTAGTCCCAACTTTTTTAACCCGGCACACGAATCTTGGATAATGCGCTCTTGTGCCAGCGGAACAACGTCGACCTACCCGCATGGAGTTCCTCGCCAATATCCTCCCATTTCATGCCACGGATATAGCGATACAATAACAGCAGCCGTTCGTCCTCATTCTCCAGCCGCTCAATCGCGCTCTTGACCTCTTCGCGCTTTTGCTCCAGCTCCGCAAGCTCGCGGTTGATGCGTTCTTGCTTTGCCCAGATCAGTTCCAGCACTTTCACGAACGGAGCCTCGGTGTTGCGGGTATGCGATACATTCTCCGCAAGGTTCGGCGAGGATACGGACTCGGCGCGAAGGCGCAACTCCTCCAGCTCCGAAAGGTCGTACTGTATCTTTCGGTCGATATACGTCACTTGGCTCAAATACTCGATTGCCGTCATGCTCATACCTCCGAGTTCAGCCGCTTGATAAGCACCTCGCCATCCACGTTCGTCAATGCACGGTACCAATCCGAACGGAAGAACGACTCCGTTTCGTCCTTGACCTTCTTTGCCGCTATGTGCCTCGGATGCGCTTTCAAGACGCGCTGCGCACGGCGGTGGTCTTTGACCGCCTGGATGATGATCGCGTTTGCTAAATCCTGCCAATTCTCGCGCATTATGTATTACCTCCCAAGTTCCGCTCTTACCGCATCGATAAGTGCCGATTGTGTTTTGTCCTTCTCGCCTACCGCGCGGAGGACTCGTTCGTCTATCGTTCCTCGCGTCAGAATATGGTGAATGACCACCGTTTCCTTTTGCCCTTGCCGATAGAGCCTTGCGTTCAACTGCTGGTACAGCTCCAAACTCCAGGTAAGTCCGAACCAGATGATGGTCGAACCGCCCTGTTGCAAGTTCAAGCCGTGTCCCGCCGAGGCGGGATGGATAAGTCCCATCGCTATTTCGCCTTTGTTCCAGTCACGAATATCCTCTGCCGTCTTTATCTCCCTTGCCGTAGGAAACCGCTCTTTTATGCGTTGCAGATCGTGCTTGAACCAGTATGCCACAAGCACGGGTTTGCCGTTCGCGCTCTCGCACAGGTCCTCCAAAGCGTCCAACTTCGCGTCATGGATCTTGACGATCTTCCCGTCATCGGCATAGATCGCGCCGTTCGACATCTGCAAGAGCTTGTTGGAAAGGACTGCCGCGTTCACCGCATCGATCTCCGCACCTTTCAGTTCAACGACCATCTCGTCCTTGAGTTCGGCGTACACCCGCTCCGCTTTCGCGTCCAGCTTGACATAGACGTTGTTTTGCATCAGCTCCGGCATTTTGAGATACTCCTTCGCTTTCATGGAGATGGTCATGTCCCCTATTTTTTCGTATATCCGTTCCTCCGCGCCAGGCAACGGCTTGTACGAAAACACAACTTGCGCGTTCCGCTTGTCCGGCGTGAAATACGATTCCCTGTACCGGGTTATGTACCGACCGAGCCGTTCGCCCATATCCAACACACGGAACTCTGCCCATAAGTCCATCAACCCGTTGCTGGCTGGCGTTCCCGTAAGCCCGACGATCCGCGACACGAACGGCCGAACCTTCAAGAGGTATTTGAACCGCTTTGCCTGATAGGACTTGAACGATGACAGCTCGTCCACGACCACGGTGTCAAAGCACCACTTCTGCCCGCTCTTGGCGATCAGCCATTCCACGTTCTCGCGGTTGATGATCGTGATGTCCGCCTTTTGCCGAAGTGCCGCCATGCGCTGTTCGCAAGTTCCGACCGCTACCGCGAACGTGAGGCCTTTCAAGTGATCCCACTTGGCTATCTCATCGGGCCAGGTCGTTTGCGCTACACGCAAGGGTGCGATGATAAGCACACGCCTTTTGCGATGAGGTGCTTGATAGCGGTGAGGGTTATAACGCTCTTGCCCATGCCGCAGTCCAGGAATATGGCGGATGCCTCGTGTGTTTGTATGAACCTTGTTGCATACTCCTGGTACTCATAAGGCTTGTATTGCATTTACGACCTCCTCCACCTTGTCCTCATCATCCAGGCAAAACACCTTGAAACCCAACCGCTCCAATTGCCATTTACGCTTTCTTTGGATAGGGCGTAGCGTTTCGCCGGGGGCTTTGACTTCCACGAACGCGATTTTTCCACCGCTAATTAGGACGATACGGTCGGGCACGCCGTTAAACGCCGGACTTACGAACTTCAGACACAGTCCGCCTCTTTTCTTGACTGCTTTACAAAGTTTGCTTTCGATATTCTTTTCTCGCATAAGCCACAACTCTTGAAAAAGAGGAGGTGATGAATGGGTACGGATGATTTCCTAAATATACATAGAGAAGAATATTTTTATCTTCCTATGTGAAAGAGTATATTTATCTGTCACCATCTATCACCACCGCCATTTACTTCAAGAAATCCTCCTCCGGCGTTCTGCCAAATTCTCGTGTTTCGGACAGCGACAGGCCAGACCAAATGACACCCGTTTTGGTACGCTTTGATGAAAAACCAGCCTGGCGCAAAGCCTCGGCAAAATCACGATTACGCCTCATATACTCACCCAGCTCGACTGCCCAGGCGCGATAGGTCTTGTACAGAACACCGCCCGCGCACTTTTCCTTCTCGCCCACATTGCAGCACTCGTCCAAAAATCCGCCAAGCCAGTCGTTGTCCTCTTTATACTTCCCGATCGCCTCGTCCACTTTCCTGCACTCCGGCAAGATAAAGCCCATTGCAATAAACTGCTTTGCGCCGTCCAATATCCATTTCAAAACCGCGCCGCTCGAATTTTTTATTAATTCCTCGCCATAACCCGGTCTGGGATTGGGGATATTCGCAAGGAACGGCGCGACCACGAGCCTTCGCCAGGTGCCTTTGTCGTTGCTGCCTACCCGCGGCAGATGGTTGGTATAGAGTACGGTCGTGTGTGTCGGCACGAACGTGAACGGATCACGATACTTTTTCTCGCCCGTAATGGAGTCCACGCTCGCTATCTGCTTGAGCATACTCGTAGACAGCCGCTGCCCCTCCTCCGTTTCGCTGGCGAGGATGAAGCGTTTGCCGAACAGCTCCGCAAGGTCGACCTTTGCATTCTTAGCCCGTGTAGTAAGTGCCTCTGCGGGGATCTTCCCCGCATAATCGCCCAACACGTCATAGATGGTATTGAACACCGTGCTCTTTCCGTTCGCACCGTCGCCGTATGCGATGATTAGCGACTCGTTATACACCTTCCCGATCGCTATCGCGCCCGCCACCGCTTGGAGATAGGCTTTGAACTCGTCATCGCCTTGCGAGACCATGTCCAGGCATTCCTGCCACATCTGCTCGCCGTCCGTTGAAGCCGACACCTTCGTCATTTTCGTACAGAACGCCTCTGCGCGGTGCGGGTACACGACTCCCGTTTTCAGATCGACGATGCCGTTCGGTGTATTTAACTCGAACGGATTACTGTCTAAATCCTTCACGTCTATCTGTAAAAGGCTCTTTGCGACCTTCAAAACCGCCGTGATTTTGGAGTTGTCGCACATCTTATTGATGAACTTGAAATACGCGAGCGCGTTCTTGATATGCTCGTCATTGTTCGACTTCGCCTGCTTTTCGCCCTGTTTGACCACATCATCGCCGTACAGTTCGTAGGCAGTCTTTACATCACGTTTTGCCTCTTCAAATACACGCTTGATGAATTCGAGATACCGCTGCTCGGCTTTAAGGTCGGAGGTTTCCCATTGCCGACCGTTCCAGACCAGCCAGCCCGTTGCCTCGCTGTACCGCACTTCCGACTTATACTCGCGCACGAACAGCTCCGCCATGCCGATGTCGTTCTGGCTCTTGGGGCGGAGCGGCGAACCGAAGTCCTCCTCGGCCGTTGTCCTGCCCGTGTCGAAGTCCTCCAACGCCTCCTTGCGCGTGAGCTTTTTCATCTCCTCGTCCGGTAACGGTTCCGCAAAGACGTATTGATTGATGAGATACAGAATGCGCTTGACCTCGGTGATCGTATATCCGTTGCGGAGCAGGAGTGCCGAGTGCCTGAACAACGCGCCGTTCCTGCCGTCGCCCTCGCCCATGCCCGAAAGTTTCTCCGCGCCCTTTATCGGCGAGAGCATTTTCGGGAACAGGTCGATCGGATGCGTTTCGTCAAAATCGCGGAGGATGGGACGATATGTATTGTCATACTTCAAGACAATGTACATATTCTTGCCCGTGCGCACATCGAACCCCAGTCCAAGCGCGTCCGTTGCCTTGACCACGCCCTTCTTGCAGAACTCGCTGCTTTTGAACATGAAATGCATTCCCCTGGTCGTCTTATAGATGCGGCAGTTGAGGTTGAGGTCGGTCACCAGCCGATAAAGCCGCTCCGCCATGTCCCCGTCATCCACGTCCTTAACCGTATATTCGCCGTTGAGAATGCCCGCATATTCGGACAGGTCTTTGACATCTTCGTAGGTCAAAAGCGGTTCGCCGTTGCCGAATTTCTGACACGGACTCTTGGATTTCGTCCGCACATAGCCTCTGAATGGTTCAATCATTGCTCTCCTCCTGTACGCTGATGATTTTGTCTAAATACCAACGCGCCTTTTTCAAGTCCTCCAAGCCGTTCTTGAGCTTGTACCTGGTCACATATTTCAGCACATTCCCGATACAGAACCCCTCGAATGCCTCGGCAGATAATTTGTCGCGGATGATTTCATTCGTTTCGATCTTTGTCGATGTGTAGTGTGTCGGGTGATTTACATTGTCCATCTTTCTCCTCCAAATCCTCGGTGAAATAGCGGACGGGGATATTGCGCCATTTCGCGCGCTTTATCTCGCGCCGCATTCCTTCCGTTATCTTCTCCCCGAATACCCATAGCTCCATGCACTTAGTCAAAAGCACCAAACCCATGTGAATGCCGACCTCGCGCTCGTCCTCGTCCGAGTCGTCCATGAATTGCGGAAACAGCAGGTGCGGAGCAAGCGGGAGATACCCCTCCTTTACCGCGAATCGGCTATACTTTCGTGCGTTTTGGATATTCCGCGGGACATCGCCACGGAGCGGTGAGCAGATATAGACGATGGGCCGAAAGGCATGGAGCCGACGGAGCTTGGCGCGTTCTTCCGCTTCGATGTTCTTTTCCGCATAGTAGTGCGTGGGAATCGGATACCCCTCTTTGTTGTAGTAGCTTGAATCACGCATATGCTCACTCCTTCCTGTAAAACCCGCATTCGTACCCGTCCGCGCGAAGGCATAACCCCTCTGCCCATTCGGGCGTTTCGCCCATGATACGGCTCACCTCTTCCACGCTCGATCTCCCGTTCGGGACTTCAAGCACGACTTCGTCATGCACGTGCATCGTGATGCGGTATCCG